GTGTCGGTCGAGCGCGCGGCGGTCGGGCAGTCCGTTACCTATCCGGTCGCGCCGCAGCAGGTGGCGAGCGACATTGTTCCTGCGATGCAGGTTCCCGAACCGCCCGACAACACGATCGGTTTCGGTACGATGGCGATTACCAAGGCGCGAGGCGTCAAGTTTGGTTGGACCGGCGAGGAACAGCGCGCGCTCAATACCGGCGCGGGTTATCTCGACGTTCAGGGGCAGATGTTCGCGGAAGGTCTGCGCACGCTCGTCAATGAAATCGAAACGGACCTTGCGATCGAAGCCGGGCAGAATGCCAGTCGTGCAATCGGCACGCCCGGCACCGCGCCGTTCGCTGATAAGACGCTCGATCAGCTTGCGGACCTTCGCAAGATTCTGGACGACAACGGCACTCCGTCGTCCATGCGTTCGGCGATCCTTTCGACCGCATCGGGTGCCAACCTTCGTAAGACTGGCAATCTTATCAAGGTCAATGAAGCCGGCACGCAAATGACGTTGCGCGACGGTGAGTTGCTGAACGTGTTCGGCTTTTCGTTGAAGGAAAGCGGGCAGTCCGGCACGTTCACCGCTGGTACGGCGGCAGGTTCGACCACGCTTGGTACGGCAGCGCTGCCGTTCGGTACGACGGTCATTCCGATCGCAGCGGCCGGCACGGGTACGATCAAGAAGGGCGATTTCGTCAAGTTTGCGGGCGACGTGAACCTCTACGGTGTTCAGGTCGGCAACGCGAACGTCGCGGGTGGTGGTTCGATTACGCTCGCCGGGCCGGGCCTTCGCGTTGCGCAGCCTGTCGGCGCACAGTCGATCACCGTTAGCGCCTCGCACGCGGTCAACGTCGGGTTTAGCATGGACGCGCTCGCTATCGCCATGCGTGCCCCCGCGCTGCCGCAACAGGGCGACCTTGCGCTCGATCGCATGAACATGACCGATCCGCGTTCGGGCATGTCGTTTGAAATCTCGCTGTATCCCGGATACCGCAAGATCGAAGCGGAGGTTGCCGTCGCTTGGGGCGTCAAGGCGGTCAAGCCACAGCATATCGCGATGCTAATGGGTTGATTTGATCGGTTGTTCTACTGACGCGTGCGAGACGTGCATGGAAGGCACAATGTACGGCGCGTCGGTAGGACTTTGGAAAGGATTGCATGATGCATAAGATTATGATTCTCGCCAGCGTATCGAGTGTCGCGGTCGCCGCCGCATTCATGTCCGATACGCAGGAAACGGTCGTTGCGGGCGGTGTTCGTTACGACAAGGATGTTTACGAAGCGATGGACAAGAGTAAGCGCCCGGCGCTCGACAAGGACGCGGAAACGGCCGGGCAGGACGAATCGCTTGCTGGCTTTACGCCTCCGTCGCTTGGTGAAGGCGTCCCGATGCCGCCCGCACCGTCCGCACCGCATTTCGGCAACGTCGTTGCGCCGGACGTTCCGTCGCATGATTCGATCACGATCAAGAAGGAAGGTTCGGGCAAGTCGGCGAAGTATTTTGTCGTCTATCCGGACGGATCGCACATCGAGAATTTCCGCGACGTGGACAAGGCCGGCTACGCCACGGAAGGCGAGGCGTGGGCCGCTGTCATGACCGCCAAGCGGAATTGGAACGAACAGACGGTATCGCCCCCGCCGGGCATGCCGTCCGCTGACGAAGCGGCCGACAAGGCGGCGGAAGCCGCTAAGGCGTAACCGTCGCTCGATATCGCCACGATGGGGCCGCTGTGGTACGCTACAGCGGCCCTTTTCATATCCGGAGCCTGTGACATGCCGTATGATCCCACAACGTCCGCCTACGGCACGCCAGCGGGCTTCCGTGCCTATCATGAAGCGCGCGGCCGATCATTGCCGGCCGCTGCGTTAGATGACGATCAGGTCACGCCGGCATTGCTGGTCACGTCGGAATGGATCGATAACAAATATCGCGGATCGTTCGGCGGCTATAAATTCGGTTTGCGTACACAGGTGCGAGATTGGCCGCGTTACGATGCGCGCGACGCCGATCTAAACGACATCCCGTCCGACAGCGTACCGGATGAGGTAATCGCAGCGACGTACGAAGGCGCGTTTTTGCAGTTGTCCAATCCGGGTGTGTTCGCGGTCAATTATACGCCGCCTCGCTACACGTCGGCGCGGGTCGAAGGTGCGGTAGCTGTCACATATGCGCAGTTGGACAGCGCAAGCGTGCAAACGCAATTCGCTATTGTCGATCAGCTATTATCGCGCATTCTCGCCGGTAATGGCGACGGCGGATATAGCGCGCTGTCCGGCCGGATCGTTCGTTGACATGAAAAACCCCGGCTGCATTGCTGCAACCGGGGCATCCGATGCTCCGAATCGGATCGGTGAATTACAGCGTGCGGAACACGCGAGCGGTAACGCCCGGCTCATCCGTCACGTCGAACGCCTTGAACGCCTTGGTGGGCGTCATTTCGTTCTTGTCCGTCAGAACGCCCTTGATGGTGCGCTTAACGGGCATGTTGGTGGCAGGATCGGTCTTGACGACCATATTCTTGCGGTTGACCGCCGACACGATCGCCGAAAGGTCCTTCGCCGATTTGTTGGCGACAGCGAACGACGCGCCGACAACGGTGAGGCTGTCGAACGGATAGGACGACTTGGACCCGCGCTTGCTGGTCGTCTCCGGAATCGGAACGTCCGTGCGGATTTCGCCAACGAGAACCGGGGCAACGCGTGCCTTGGTCGCTTCGTCGGTGGCAGCGACCGGCGTCTCGGTATTTGCGGGAGCCGGGTCGGGCTTGGGATCGGCATTCTTCGCGTTGGCGAAAGCGGGCGAGGCGGCGATACCGCAAGCGGCGGAAGCGAGAAGCATGGTACGCATATTTAATTCCTTTCATCTAGCGGTTGTTTGAACGCTGAAACTGCATTAGCGTTCCGAAATCAGGAGTGTCAAGCGATGTTCTATGACGAAATGCAAAAAATCGCGTCCGACTTGCTTGGCGAATTTCAGCAAGGCGAGGTGTCGTATATCGGCGTAACGGCCGGCACAGGTGAAACGCCGGATGATCCTGCGCAGCCTGTCGAGATTGCCACGGTCGTCAATGCGACGGTGCGCGGCGTGCTGTGGAAATATGTTCAGGCGGGTCTAGCGACGGCAACGGATTTGCAAGTCACCATGCCGGCCAATACGGTCGTTCCATCAATCGAAGGTTTTTTCACGATCGACGGTGCGCGATACAAAATTGTGCAGATAGACCGCCGTCCGGCGGCTGGCGTGGCGGCGGTCTATATCTGTGTGGTGCGGCGTTAAGACGCGGACTTTGCAGCAATGCGAGCGGACATTTCCGATGCGGTTTCCCACGTCAAGATTCCACCCTCACAGCTTTCGCCGCGCGCATCATGTGTTTCGATGCTAACAATGCTAAAAGTGGAATCCGGGTCGGCGTCTTTCATGCCAACCATACGCATTTCCGCTTTATCATGCGCGTCTCGAAAATTATCGGCGTTCATATGAAGAATACCGCTAATACGCGACTGATGATTTTTGTAACGATGAAATCGAATCTGATAAATCATTGTCTGTCTCCGTTGTCGTTAAAACCCGTATGATGATTAATCGATCCGTCGTCAAGGATTATTTTATATGAGCGTTTGGTACAGCGGTGCGACGCGGGATGCGATCATCGATGGTCCGTTCGATACGCGCGACGCAGCGGTCAAATTTGGTCGTGCGAATTATAGCGGATCGTTCTTTGTCGCGACCGGCGAGGCTACAGCCGTTGCGACTGTTCCGGTTGTGGCCAATATCGAGCGGATCGCATCGCGTGAAATTATCGCTGCATCGTTCGCCAGCCGGGTCAAGCTGGACAAGCTGGTCGAGCGGTTCGAACCCGACATACGGTCCGCGTTTCAAGCCGCCATGCAGGATATCGTTGATCGGTCCATCGTGGCGGAGATTACCGCCGCTGTGGAGGCGAACGACGTTGCCGGGGCGTTCCGGGCGGTCGGCTATACCGACGCCGCCCTACGCCCGCTTACGTCCGCGATTGACCGGGCATTCGAGACGGCCGGCGACACGGTAGGCGAGACATTTCCCAAGGTTTTAGAAACGCCAAGCGGAAAAGCGGTGTTCCGGTTCGATGTTCGCAACGAGCGGGCGGAGAATTGGCTACGCGATAAATCCGCAACATTAGTGTCACGTCTGACGGACGAAGCGCGCACGAACATTCGTCAGGTCGTAACGGACGGTATGGAGCGCGGGATTAATCCTCGAACGATCGCGCTCGATAGCGTTGGTCGCGTTGATCCGGCGACAGGAAATCGTACGGGCGGGATCGTCGGCTTGACCACTGGTCAAGAGGGTTGGGTACGGTCCGCACGGAACAAGCTGGAAAACCTCGACGCAGCATATTTCGGCATGGAGTTGCGAGACAAGCGCTTTGACGCGACGGTCGAGAAAGCGATTGCCGATAAAAAGCCGCTGCCGCCCGCAACGGTCGAAAAGCTGGTTGCTCGATACAAAGACAATGCGCTTAAATTTCGTGGCGAAGCAATCGCACGAACGGAAGCGATACAAGCGTTAAATCAGGCGGAGTATGAAGCGCTAAAGCAAGCGACGGAGACGGGCGCGATTACCGCCGCCAACGTCAAACGCGTATGGGATAGTGCGGGTGATCGGCGCGTACGGTTGTCACATGCTGCGATGGACGGTCAAACCGTGTCGCTTGACGATCCGTTCGTCTCACCGTTAGGATCGCGGTTGATGTTCCCCGGCGACATATCGTTAGGTGCAGCCGCCGGGGAAATCGTTAATTGCCGCTGTCGCGTTCGGACGGCTGTCGATTGGCTGGCGGATTTAGATTAAAAAAAGAGTCTTTTGAACCAAAGAGGTCTGTTATCAACTTCGAATAGCAATCCCTCCGGTCCGCACAGCCCTGATCGATTTCGAACATCGGAACAACGAGGATAATCAAGTGTTCCTGAAACTATTTGCAAATTATTTAAAGCTGCCAGCGGGTTTCTACATGTTGCGATATAGGGATAACTTACGTCTCTTGCAAATCGACAATCTGAACACGTACCTTTCATTGTGTTTTGTTTTTCAATTGCAGAATCTATAACTCTTTTTAGTTTTTCCATTCTCTGTTGTGGGTTCATAACGGCAATCCCTCCGGTCGTATAAACGGGAAAACGCTCAATTCGTCCGTAATATGCTTTTGATCGCGCATTGCAAGCTGTTTAATGTAAAATTCGTTCGGTCGCGTCGGATGGTCGGCGTTGAACGCAGCGGTCGGCATACCTTGTGTTCGGTGTGTCGTCTGACACTCGTTAGCCGCGCCGACGCACGCGAAAACCAACCGGCGGAAAAACGAAGGGTGACCCAAGCCGAAAACCACGTCTGCTAGGTTCAATCGTTCGCCGGCTTGCTTCAACGTGCAAGCGAGTTGATGACCGGTCGTGCGATCGGTCCCTAGCGTTGTGACGATCGCAACGATTTCGCAGCTATAGCCTTGCCGTTCCATCGCGTCCGATATCGCAGCACAGCACTTTGCACGCTTGATCGCATTGTCGGCCGACACGCCCGACGACATGAACGATTCGACAAACAGCGTGACGATCCGCTGTCCCGGCAAGCGCAGCCGGCGCACCATATGCTCCGGATTGCCGGACAGCATCTTGCCGACGTTGACGGAGCCG